TCGAGCTGACGCTGCCGCTGCCCGCGCAGAACTGGACAAACGAATTGCACTCATTGAAGCGAGGATAAAGTGAATGGACCTTTCAAAGATCGGTGGCCTTTTGGCCCAAGTAGCTCCCACGGTAGCGACAGCACTTGGTGGTCCCCTAGCGGGCCTCGCGGTGAAAACTCTTTCGGAAGCGATGTTTGGACATCAGGACGGAAGCGAATCCGATGTGTCAGCCGCTCTAATGAACGCCACGCCAGAGCAATTGCAGAAGCTGAAAGAAATCGACGCATCCTTCAAAGCTCGGATGAAAGAGCTTGATATTGATCTTGAAAGGATTGCCGCTGGTGACCGTGACTCTGCACGAAATATGCAGATGCACACAAATGACTGGATACCACGGGCAATGGCTATCATGGTCACATTTGGGTTCTTTGGCATCTTGGCTTGGCTGCTGATTAAAGGCGTTCCTCCAAGTGGATCTGAGACATTGATCTACATGCTTGGTGCTCTTGGAACGGCATGGACAGGGATTGTTCAGTTTTATTTTGGATCGTCAGCTGGTAGCAAGGCGAAGACTGATGCGCTGGTGCAAGGAGAAAAGAAATGAACTTCAAAGGCGAAGCTATCGCAATGCGTGCAGACGACATTCCTGCAACCGCTAATGATCTAGGCTTGGAGTCGGCAACACTTCGTGCCGTGCTGACCGTCGAAACGGGTGGCTTCGGCTTTGACAAAGCGGGTCGCCCAAAGGCTTTGTTTGAGCGTCATTACTTTTACAAGCTACTAAAGGACAAACCTGATGAACTTCAACGCGCTGTCGAAGCTGGTGTTGCCTATCCTAAGTGGGGCGAAAAACCTTACCCAAAAGGCTCAGATGCTGTTTATGCAGAAATTGATACAGCCTGCGAAATTAATCTTGATTGTGCGCTACGCTCTGTTTCGTGGGGGCTTGGTCAAATTATGGGTAACAATTACAAACTGGCTGGCTGCTCTTCCGCTCAGGAAATGGTGGAACAGGCTATGGAGTCGGAAGTAAACCAACTCAAGCATATGGCTAACTTTATCAAGTCAGCCAATCTTCTTGACGAGCTTCAGCGTAAAGATTGGGCTGGATTTGCCAAAGGTTACAATGGCCCTCAATACGCCGTAAACAAGTATGACGAGAAGCTCGCAGCAGCGTATGACAAGTACGCCTGAAAGCACTTGCCTTATGCTGGCGTTCAAGGCTATAATATAAGCCGCCCAAGGTGCATGCTGTAGCAGCTGCTTAAAATACTAAAAGAGGTATTTATGAGCTACACCATGACCTACGACAGCCTGTTGGTTGACCTGCGCCGTTATCTGGAGCGCGGGTTTACCGAGGCTAGTGATCCAATCGTTTTTGAACAGTTGCCGCGATTGGTCACATTTGCGGAACGCAGAATTGCGACCGAGCTAAAAATTCAAGGGTTCATTACAGCCGTTACAACGCCGCTATTATCTAGCGAGCCTACTTTAATGAAGCCTGATCGCTGGCGTGACACGATCTCAATGTCAATTAACAATGTGCCTATTTTCGCGCGTTCGTATGAATATCTGCGCAACTATTGGCCCGATCCTACTCAAACAGGCACTCCAGAATATTACGCCGATTACGATTATCAGCACTGGATTTTTGCCCCTACACCATCATCAGGCAAGGTTCTTGAGATTCTGTATTATGAACAGCCTCCTTTGCTTGGTGACGACTCCCAGACCAATTGGCTGACCGAATACGCACCAAACGTGCTTTTGTATGCCGCCTTGTTGGAGGCAACACCATTTTTGAAAAACGACGAGCGCATTCAAACTTGGCAGGGCATGTATGATCGATTTGCTCAGGCACTCAATGGGCAAGACATGAAACGTGTTATGGATCGCACAGCTAACAGGAGCGAAGCATAATGACGACCTATACTAGTGTTTTTGGCGGCGCAAATATTTATCCTGCTGAGATTAGCTATAGCTCTCTCACGCTCACGGCAGATGTAACCCTTAGCTGGCCCCAAGAAACCTCTACAAACACCAATCTAGCTACACGCATTATTGATGTTACAACATCAACAAGTGGGCTAAGCATTATTTTGCCAGAGGCTAACAAAGCTGGTGTTGGCGAAACAATCCTATTTAACAATCTTGGTGCGCAAACAGTCAGCATTAAAAATTCTACTGGCACCCAGATTCTATCGCTGACAAATGGCACCCTGTGGCAAATTTATCTGACAGCCAACACCACGGCTGCGGGTAGCTGGCAGATTTTGCAATACGGTGCGGCAACGTCACAAGCTAATGCGTCTGCTCTTGCAGGCACTGGGATTGTAGCGGTTGGTACATTGCTGTCTCAGTCCGTCCCCATCACCACATTCAATTCAAACTACACGTCAGGAACAGCAGACCGAGCCAAAATGTTTGTTTGGAACGGTTCAGGCTCTGGAACCTTTACGCTTTCTACTGCTCCAACAGTTGGATCCAATTGGTTTTGTTATGTTCGCAATTCGGGCGGCGGTTCTTTAACTGTGGACCCACAGGGTTCTGAGACTATCAACGGCGAACTATCTTTAAGTTTTGCGCCTGGCGATTCGGCTATTGTTGCCACTGACGGTGTAAGTTTTTACACCATTGGTTTTGGTCAGCAGGCTATCTTTGCCTTTGATTACACCGTGATTGCGGTGGGCGGGACGGGAAACTACACTCTTGCAGGAAGCGAACTTAACCGCATCGCATATGATTTCACGGGCGTTCTGACAGGAAACCGTAATATTATTGTCCCCGCTACGGTGCAGCAGTATTGGATCACCAATGATACCACGGGGGCTTTTACCCTGACCGTTAAAACGTCAGCTGGTAGCGGTATTGCCGTTGGTCAAGGCACGAGCGCAATTTTATATTGCAACGGCACAAACGTAGTTAGCGCAAGCACCGCTGGTATTTCAGTCCCTATTTCTATTTCTCAAGGCGGCACAAGCTCCACAACAGCATCAGGTGCTCGTATTAATCTTGGCGGAACTTCCACAGGCATTGCGGTGTTTACGGCTGCAACACAGGCTGCTGCTTATGCTGCGTTGGGCGTTGCACCCTCAGGCGTTGTTAACGGGGGAACCTATTAATGCCTGAACAAACCCTCGTTTTACGTTCTGAAGCTGGCATCAAGCGCGATGGAACGAAATATGACGGTAATTTTTATACTGACGGGCAATGGGTCCGCTTTCAGCGTAGTTTGCCGCGCAAAATTCTAGGCTACCGCTCTATTAACAAATATCTTTCAGCAATATCTCGTGGGTTTACCAGCTTTACTCAGCAAAGCCTGCAATACTGCCATTCAGGAAGCGCAAACAAACTTGAGCGGTTTACCATCAACAGCACTAAAAATAGCTCTGTTATTACAACTCGCACGCCAAGCACCCTTACTGCATCCAATTTAAATATGTGGATGTTTAACTATGAATTTGATTCATCAACATCCAACAATTTAATCATTGCACACGTTGCTCCGAACCTTGCCTGCGTTTGCAATGATGTCGGCGGGCAGATTTTTTCTGGTAGCGTTACAGGCACATCGGCACTTACGCAGATCGCATTACCCGCTGGTGCAAATGCTACGGGCGGTATTGTCGCTCTTCACCCTTATTTGTTTTACTACGGAACAGACGGGATTGTAGGCTGGTCAGTGCCAGGCACGCCAACTGATATGACAGGTGCGGGTTCTAACATTGCGCGTCCGTGGGGCCAAAAGATTATCAAGGGCATGCCACTACGCGGCGGTTCAGGAAACGCGCCTGCTGGCCTTTTTTGGGCTTATGACGCGGTTATCAGAGCTTCGTTCACCGGCGGGGCCACCGTTTTTCAATTTGATACTATCGCTACCGACACGTCTATCATGTCACCTGATAGCGTTGTTGATTACGATGGCATCTTCTTGTGGGCAGGCGTTGATCGGTTCTTGATGTTCAACGGCGTGGTGCGTGAAGTTCCTAACCAGCTGAACCTTAACTTTTTCTTTGACAACGTGAACCCTGCGCATCGCAGTAAGGTGTTTGCGTTTAAAGTTCCGCATTTCGGTGAAATTTGGTGGTGTTTTCCTTATGGTGACGCAACAGAATGCACTCATGCGGTCGTCTATAACATTCGTGAAAACACATGGTACGATACAGAGCTTCCGCTATCAGGTCGATCTGCCGGAGGGTTCAACAATGGTTTCGCGGCTCCTATCCTCACTGATTGTGTTCCTACAGACAGTGGTTATCGTGTTTGGGTCCATGAGCAAGGCGTTGATGAAATTGATGGGCAAACGATAAATCCTATCCCGTCTTGGTTTGAAACTGCCGATTTGTCGTCTTTGACAACAGGCAAGAACAAGGCATTGCGCATTACAACCATTGAGCCAGATTTTATTCAAAACGGCCCAATGACTGTTCAGGTTACGGGGCGTGCTAACGCTCGTGCGCCAGAAGTCTATAGTTCTGTGTTTGAGTTCCCCGAAACCGCATCTCAGCCATACGAGCAGATTGTCATGCTTAAAGAGCAGCGGCGCGAACTTAGAGTTAAGTTTGAATCCAATGCTATCGGCGGTAATTACCAAATGGGGCAGATTATCGGTCATATCGGTGACGCAGACGGGACGGTGCTCGGATGACCACTGTTATTACGCTCCCCACATATATGTCATTGCGTGATTGGGCAGATCAGATTGTTCTTGATCTTGATCCATACGGGCGCATTGGCAATCTGCAAGATGACACCAAATGGCAAGATTGGGCATGCAGATTATTAATAATACGTCTTTACCTGAAACCATTCCGGTTCCATACTATTTCGATGATTGGCGGGACTGGGCTGAAAGATTTTGTCAGGTGCTGGCATGATGCATGTTATTGGATTTGATCGTGAAGAAGATGCCGAGTTGTGGGCGCGTCAAAAACTTGACATTACCGCAACGCCATCATTTTTCAGGGCTATGTCTGCTGTAGACGACAACGGAGACTTTGTTTGTGTTGTCGTGTTCAGCAATTTCTCCATGCGCAATATTGATTTGAACATTGTCATGGAGAAGAAAAAGGTAACGCCGAGAGGCATTATCAGAATGTTCAATGATGTGTTTGGTTATGTGTTCAACACTCTTAAAGCTGCGCGGGTAACTGGTTTGCTGCGCGGCAAAAATGAAGAGGCGAAACGCATAAACGAGCATTTTGGGTTTAAACTAGAAGGCGTAATGCGTAAGGCGTTTGATAACGATGACCTGCACATTTACGGTTTTCTAGCTGAAGATTATCGTTCGCACGCTTGGTATAGAGGATAAAGCCATGATACGTGATCAAATCATGAAAATAGCTGAAAACGAACCACAGTTCGCTAAAGCTGTTGATATTATGGAAGAGCAAGTTGCTCAGATGCCAATCGTGCCAAAAGATTTGGATAAAGAAATCCAAATGTTGGAGTTTGTTCTTCAGAACCCTGACAAATACGAGGAAGTTCGCGCAGCAGCTATCAAAGATGGCTACATACAAGAAGACATGGTTCCCCCTCAATTTGATCAGGTCTTTATTATTTCGCTGTTGGTGGCCTTATACGGTCTGCAAGATCGTTTGCAGCAGCGCGGTTATGCACGCGGTGGCCTTAAAGTAGCGGGACGCCAGCTTGCGGACATGGGTCGTGGTGGCGATGATATGGTTGCGCACATTAATCATCGTGAGGCTGAAGTTCTTCGCCGCATGGGCGGTGCAGGAACCATCAACCCAAACACTGGTTTGCATGAGTATAAAAAAGGCGGCGGCATCCTCGGGATGCTTTTGCCTATTGCTTTAAGTTTCATTGCTCCTGGTCTTGGGACTGCTATCGGTAGTGCCATAGGTCTTTCAGGCACAGCTGCAAGTATGGTTGGCGGTGCTCTTATTGGGGCAGGAACATCTGCTATTACAGGCGGTAACCCGCTTATGGGTGCCTTGACAGGCGGCATTATGCCTGCCGTATCAGGTGCGTTTGGTGGCACAGACGGTCTGTTTAGCAAGATGGGCATAACAGGTGAAAATGGAATTTTGGGTAATGTTTTTGGTGGGGGTCAAGGAGCTGATATTGCTCCAACATCTAACCCAGGGGGATGGGGGGCGGGGGTCGCAGGAGATTTCAGCCTACCTACAACAAACGGCGGGTTGCCTCCTATAGCTCCTGAAGGCCTCAGATCGTTTGACACATCTTCTCCATTAGCTTCACTCTCATCTAGTTTTAGCGGCGGCAATACTCCTCCCACAATGGGAGATGCAGTAACTGCAGGATTGCCTCCTGATCCTAATACAGTTTCAGGGTTAGATCGAACTAACCCATTTACACAATCTTCTGGAGGCGCAACGTCCTCACCATCTTCTTCCGTTATTGATACCATTAAAAATGGTCTTGGTTTTGGAGAAAAGGGCAGCGGGTTAAGCCTGTCAAAACTTGCGCCGCTTGCCATGATGGCAACAAGCCTAATGGGAGGAGGGCAAAAAGTCCCTGCGGCTACTGCGGCTTCAATGACTCCTGAGCAGCAGGCTTATTTTAACAAGTCCGGCTACTCGTGGGACTGGGATGCAATCGGTAAAGCTGCAAGTCAAGAAGGCAAATCAATTTCAGACTATGTTGCTCAGCACTGGGATGAAGTCGGTGCGGGTGAGAAATTTAGAGTTAACGCGGCAGGCCCAACTGTCACAGCATCTCATGGTGGCGCGTTGGGTCATATTTCCCGCTTGGCCCGTGGGTCTGGATCGGGTAGAGATGATACTATCAATGCTCGATTGTCAGACGGCGAGTATGTTATTGATGCAGAAACAGTAGCCTTGCTTGGTGACGGCTCTACTGACGCAGGTGCAAAACGCCTTGATGAAATGCGGAAACAAGTTCGCATGCAAAAAGGCAAGTCATTGTCTAAAGGCAAATTTAGCCCAGACGCTAAATCGCCTCTGTCTTATCTTAAAGGAGTCGCATAATGGGTAGCTTGTTCCAAGGTTCGCCACAAACAGCGACATCCTATACCACTACAAATACTGAAACCCCTAAATGGCTTCAGGATGCCATTTATAACCAAATTCAAATGGCTACAAATGTGGCAAATAAGCCATATGAGT